CATGCACTCCTATGCCAAACGTTTGCATATTAACGTTATAATAGGCCGTATCTATGGACAAGTAAATTATATTCCCTGCACTTGGTAGTGCTGAAAGTGGTAAGGCTGATATGGGAGCGAATGCCAACATCATTGTATCACCCTATTTCTAATTACCAAAGTTTTCTTAATCTCGAATCCCCTTGCCGTTTGTATTGCAATATCGTCTACTGTATTAACCAACTTTGCATAGCTGATTTTATAAGGCGCATCGATGCTTAATCCATTTGTAGTCACCGTTGGAAAAAGTATATCTGTAATTTGGCTTGCAATTACTTCAGGGATGGTTTTACTTGTCGCTGACCTTTGTACAGAAATAATCTGCAAGTTAACATCGCATTCACCAGCGAAATAGCTTTTTGTATTTGCGCTGGTCATGTTCTGAGTCGTAACCCGAACATAAAAGAATTCATCCGTCTCAGCCTTATCATCCATGAACGGCACATCTTTAATGCCATACTGAACGTTGCCGTCCAATGCAGCGATGTATGATGCTCTTAATGCCGTTCCGAAATCTGTCATCGTTGTACGTTTTTAAGCCCTTGTTTTAAGGCTTCAAGGTAACCTTTTTTGATTAGTTCAATCCTGTTTTGGCCGTTTTTTGTTGTAAAGAAAAAAGGATGCGCTTTAACACCATTTTTCATGATGTGCCACCATACGGCCTTCCAATCATTCACTCCTTTTTTACTTGCCCACTGCTCAATAGCTTTTTTGCTATTGACTCCACCACTTCCGCGGCCCTTGAATTGTGCAGCATAACTACCTACCCAATTGGGAACGTTTACTTTCTTCTTTGTACCGAATTCCATGTAAGCCGCGTAATCGGTCTGAGCTATAAATTCAACGCTCAATCCCTTTTGTTCGTAGCTAATAGAATTCTTTAACCTTGCCACATCTACCGGAGCATCGCGCTGCATATCTGCCTTAACTTTCTGCGCCATGTCTGTAATTTCAATCTTCATGGCAGCCTGAGAATTCTTATTTAACGATTTATAAAAGTTCTCAACTTCTTTAAATCCTTTTGTTTCTATCGTTATAAACTTACTCAACTAATCCGCTGAATTTGAAAAGTATAAAAACGCCTATCTTCCAATTGCCTCCAATAGTTCAATATTTCAAATGTCTTTCCCTCAATTAAAATAACTGTATCTTTTGTAATGTTATCCTCTAAAGATGTTTTGTAAAAGCAAACAAAATCGCAGAGGTCTGTCATCATATCTTTACCATCGATGAAAACCCTTGCTCCGCCAGTTCTTGTTAGGCTGCCCCTGGTAGTGCATAGCGTGTTGAAGCTATTAAAATAGCCTCCGCTGCCGTCCTCTGTTTTAGATACGGTCTTGAATGTTGCTATATGCCAAAAGTCACCTAAACGAGCCAAGATTTCAATTTAAATTGTGATAACAACTTTCTTGCCTGTTCGCTCTGAATTCCTGCCTCATTACTTTCCCCTCTGTTGCTATATCTCCAAACTACTTCTTCAACGATGGCCTGCTTCAATGATTTAGGCACCTGCAAACCAACAGCAGGGTAACCGGCCGAATAAGTTACTTTCAAGTAGTCGTACATTGGACTTACGATGTAAGGGTACTTGCCACCTCTTACAGTGTATTGAGTAACAGCATCTCCATCCGCATCAACTATAGCAGTAATTTCATCAACAGGCGCGCCAGGGAGTACAATATTTCCGCACTCATTACGAAGTTCAGCCTCTATTGATTTTTCAATGATGGAAATCTCACAGAAACGCTCAACTGCTTCGCGGCAATTGCTAATTAGCATGGCAATGAAAGTATCATCGTCATTAAATTCATAATCAGTAGTAGTATCAAATCTCATATTTAACTGAAATTTGACATCGTCTATGCTGACAGGTTCTGGGCCGGTTTCTGTAAGTACGTTGTATCGCGCTTCGTTGTAGTACATTACTTTATTTTCTTTTTGCGTTCAGGTTTCAGCATTTGGGCTTTACTTTCACTGGTTTCTTCGCCATAGGGTTCAATTTTATTTTTGTTCAACAGTTCCTTAAACCGCTCTTCGCTTATCTCAATAACCTCTCCAATATTATGATATTGGCGTGTAAACTTATCAATAAAGGCGGAAATTATTTTAGCTTTCTTCATTGGATATGTTTCCAAAGTTTTCTATTTATTATTTTTTCTACAGTACTTCGCTTAACTCCATACATTTCAGCAAGTTCCTTTCTTTTCAATCCTAAATTAAACTTACTTCTAATCTCTATAACTTTCTGTTCGTTTAGTAAACTCATAGGATGATTAATTCCTTTATTGTCTTGAGTTCCTATTTCAAAACTATGTTTACTATTTTCTGATTTTGTAACCCATTCAAGATTTGAAACGTGATTATTGGTTTTATTTCCATCTTTATGATTTACAAAATCTTTGCCTTCTATTTTTGGCAAATAAGCCTCAGCTACAAGTCTGTGAACATAAAAAACAGTGCGTTTTTTATTTTTAATCAAACCAATAATTCTATAACCGTCTCGATGATGCCAATCTTTTTTAATCTTATTTCTGATTAAACTAAATACAATTCCATCATCTTGAATTAAGTACAAATTTTCGTAATCTTTAATTGATTTTAAAGTAGGATTCATATAAATGTATTTCTACAAATATACGAATCCTAACTTTGTTTCGTACTTACTATTCGTTATAAAATTTATAACTATGCGATATTCCCCAAATCAGCAAAAATCGCAGATGCAGGGAACATCAGGTTTACTTCTTCAAGGCACTCAATACGTGCAGTAATCAAGTTTTTCTGAACGTTGTCAGAATCTTGCTCAAAGAATTCAATCATCAAACCTTCAGCTTCAACGCGCTCGATAAAGTTGTTATCCAATACCAATACCTTGTCATCAGCAACCCAAGGAGCTGCAATTATGGGAACGCCTGAAATGGTCATTGAACCATTAGGAGCAGTTACCACACCACCGCTGCCGCTATAGTATCCGTTGGTATAGGTCAGCTTATTCAAGCGGCCCAACTGAGTAGGATTAACCAAAGCGTAGGAAGCATCAAACAAAGCAGAACGCTGACTTGCGATGTAATCAATCAACTGCTTCACGTCATCAGTTTCTGAAGTGGTAGTTGAACCAGTTGCAGCACCTGAAACGGTAGTGTAGAAAGCGCTATTCTCAGCTTTGTAAAACTCACGCAAAAGCATGGTTGGAAGTGTTTGCTGGAAGAAAGGCAAAGATTTAGCCAATTGCTTTGAGAACCTGGCAAAACCAGATACATATTTGGTAACGGTTTTAACTTCGGTCAAATCAAAATCAATCTGAGTCTTGGCAGAGCCTTCAGTTTGTGCGCTGATTGAACCCTCACCGGCTGATTCACGATAGTAAGCCTGTACCAAAGTAGAACTGTTAGAAGTCCTGATAAGGTCGCGGAAGTTAGGCATCTGAGAAGGCAGGATGGCATTGGTGCCATAGTTTACCACGCTATCACCGGTCAGGTTGTTAGCAATGGTCATATTACCAACGGCTTTCAATTCCATCTTGTAACGGCCACCACCACGTGAAAGGGACTTTGACAAATCAGCCCACTCTTCTTTAACCTGATCAGCAAAAACTTGTCCAAAAGACTTTTTGCTTTCAAAGGTCTTAGCGATGGTATTTTGTGCAGCAATCAAAGAATCGAGTGCTTTCTGATTCTTATCAGCCTCATCACGCAAAACATTAACCGAAGATTTAACTTCGCTCAAGCCAGCCTCAAATTGGGCAGCTTTTTCGTTGAAGCCTTTTACGCCTGCTTCGATGGCTTTCAATTCATTTTCCATTTTGTTAGAATAGTTTTATTATGTTATTAATCAGTTGCATTTCCTTCGCATAGTCCGGTACAATGGCTTCAGCCGGTTGTATGGTTTCATTTTGCTGCTGGATGGCTGCAAATAAATTCTTAATACGTTCGTTCAACATTTGTAACCTCATTTCGACAAGTTCGAAGGATTCATCGCTTAGG